GATGGCTGCGCGTGCGCATCTTCGGCCTGCTCTCCGCCGACTCCCGCATTCAACGCCTGTTCAACCCCCCACCGGAGCCGAAGAAGCCCCGGCGTAACTGAATACCGCGCCCCGCGTGCGCGGCCCCTTGAGAGGAGGCCCGCGCATGGCACTCACTGTTGGCGAACTCGCCGCGACGATCACCGTCAACGACAGCGAGGCCGAGCAGGGCCTCGACAGCTTCCAGAACCGATTGCGGGCCGCCCTCGCCCGGATCACCCAGCGCGCCCGCGCCGGCGGCGAGGACGCCGGCAGCGCGCTCGGCGACGGTCTCGACGAAGCCGCCGGCGACGGAGCCGAGGAAGCCGGCGACACCCTCACGGGCAAGCTCAAGGGCCTTGCCATGGGCGTCATCGGGGGCGCGCTCGGCGCCGCCCTCATGGCCGGCCTGTCCGAGGCCATCGGCCAAGGGCAGATCACGGCCAAGCTCGGCGCGCAGCTCGGCGCGACGCCGGCCGAGGCGAAGCGGTACGGCGAGGTCGCCGGCGAGCTGTACTCGAACGCCGTTACCGAAGACTTTCAGGGCGCCGCCGAGGCGATCAAGGCGACCATGGGCGCCGGCCTGCTCCCGCCGGACGCGACGAACGCGCAGATCGAATCCATCTCGACGAAGGTCGCCGACCTCTCCAGCACCTTCGACCAGGACCTCGGCGGGGTCACGAACGCGGTCTCGCAGATGCTGCGGACCGGTCTCGTCTCCTCCGCCGACGAGGCGTTCGACGTCCTCACCAAGGGATTCCAGTCATCCGCAAATAAAGCCGACGACCTGGTCGATACGTTCAACGAATACGGAACGCAATTCCGTCAGGCAGGATTGGACGGCGCCACAGCCGTTGGCCTGATGAACCAGGCCATTCAGGCAGGCGCCCGAGATTCAGATATCGCCGCGGACGCCATTAAGGAATTCGGTCTCCGGGCCGTTAACGGCTCGGCAAGCACAGCGGCAGGTTTTCAGGCTCTCGGCCTGAATGCCGACGACATGGCCGCCAAGTTCAGCAAGGGCGGCACCTCGGCGACGGCCGCGCTCGACACCACCCTCGATCGGCTCCGCGCGATAAAGGACCCGATCAAGCAGTCGCAAGCCGCAACCGCACTTTTTGGCACTCAGGCCGAAGACCTCGGAAAAGCACTTTATGCGATGGACCCGAGTACCGCCGCTAAGGGTCTAGGCGAGGTCGGCGGAGCAGCCGACAAGCTCGGCAACAACCTCCGTGACAATGCCGGGGCGCAACTGACCGCTTTCAAGAATTCGATGCAACAGAACCTTGTCGAATTCCTCGGCGACAACGTCGTACCGGTCCTTACCACGTTCTTCGGATTCGTCGGCAAGCACCGAGCCGAGTTCACCGCCGCCGCGGTGGTCATCGGTGCAGCGTTCGCCGCGATCGGTGTCGCGGCGACGATCGCCGGCGCGGAGATGGCCGCCGCCTGGATCGCCGGTCTCGGGCCGGTCGGTTGGGTCGGTATGGCTATCGCCGCCCTGGTCGTGCTCGTCATCACGTACTGGGACGAGATCAAGGGTTGGACGCTCGCTGTCTGGGATTGGATCGTCGGAAAACTGGTCTGGGCCAAAGACATGATGGTTCAGGCGTTCATGAACTTCACCCTGATCGGTCTGCTCATAAGCCACTGGGCCTCGATCCGGGATACCGCCGTTTCGTCGTGGAACGGGATCGTGGGTTGGCTCAAGGGAATCCCTGGACGTCTGTACAACCTGTTCCTTAACTGGACGCTGCTCGGTCTGATCGTCAAAAACTGGACCGCGATCAAAAACGCGACCGTCGGCAAGGCAACCGAAATGGTCGACTGGATTCGCGGACTCCCAGGGCGCCTCTCTTCTGCGATCGGCAACAACATGTCCGGGCTGCTCGTCGGCAAGGGCAAGAACATCGTTCAGGGCCTGTGGAACGGCATCGTGTCCATGGGTAGTTGGCTCAGAAATAAGATCACCGGTTGGGCCAAGGAAGTCATTCCGGGGCCGGTTGCAAAGGCGCTCGGTATTGCGTCGCCGTCCAAGGTGATGGCGCGTGAGGTTGGTCGGTGGATTCCCGCCGGCGTCGTCGACGGGATCGAATCCGGCTCCGGCGCGGTCGACCGGGCCATGTCCAATCTCGTGTCCGTGCCCACAGCCGGACAGGCGACCGCGGCGAATGTCGCCGCACAGACCGCGAACGCCACGAGCGGCGGGGGCACACAGCCGGTTGTCACGTTCACCTCGGACGGCAGCCGAGTCGGCGACTTCCTGCTCTCGGTGTTCCGCGACGCGGTCAACGTCCGCGGCGGCAACGTCCAATTCGCCGTCACCGGAAGGAGTGCGTAACCATGGCCTTCCCCGACCAGCCGCTCGGCCTCAAGGGCGAGTTGCGCATGGGTTCCGCGTGGCAGGACATCACCGGCGACCTCTACACGCGCGATCCGATCACCCACTCCCGCGGGCGCCCGTACAAGTCGAACGCCGCCGATCCCGCCGCGTGCGCGGCCACCATCCGCAACCTCGACGGCACGTACACCCCCCGCAACCCTGAGGGCCCCTACTACGGCCTGTTCAACCGCAACACGCCCTTCCGCTACACGCTGCCCGGCGGGCCGGTCCATCTGGAAATGCCCGGCACTGCCGACCGCGCCACCACTCCGGATGTGGCCGCCCTCGACATCACTGGGGATCTTGATATCCGGTGGGAGGGCGAGGCGAACTGGTTCTCGTCCGGGACTCAGTTCCTGATCGGCAAGTGGGGCGCGGCCGGTAACCGCTCGTTCTACCTGATCGTGCGGGCAGGGGTGTTGTACCTCAACACCACCAGCGGCGGGACCACCGTCGACGGGGGCGGGTTCGCAGCACTCCCCGCAGCTCTGCCGCGCCACGCTGCGGTACGAGGCACGCTCGACGTCGACAACGGGGCCGGCGGGTTCACGCTGCGCCTGTACTGGGCACCCACCCTCGCCGGCCCGTGGACGCAGTTCAGCGGCGACCTGACCAGTTCGGCCCCGGTCACCATCTTCAGCGGCACGGCGCCGTTGTCGATCGCGCCGGAACAGACCGACGTCACCCCGCCGCGCCGCGCGGTCACCGGCACCGTCTACAAGGCGGAGGTTCGCAGCGGCATCGACGGCACAGTCGTTGCCGCACCGGACTTCACCGCGCAGCCGGTCGGCACCACCTCGTTCACGGACTCGGCCGGCCGCGTGTGGACGCTCGCCGCGGGCTCCGCGATCACGGATCGCATCGTGCGGTTCGAGGGCGAGGTGCCCGAGTGGCCGCCGAAGTGGTCCACCTCGGAAAAGGACGCGTGGACGCCGATCACTGCCGCGGGCATCCTGCGCCGCCTCGGCCAAGGGGCGAAGCCGCTTGCGTCCGCGCTGCGCCGCCGTATCCCTTCCTACAAGCCGCTCGCGTACTGGCCGTTGGAGGAGGGCGCGAGTTCGGCTCAGGCGTCCTCGCCGATCGCCGGCGTGGGCCCGCTGCGCCTGTCGAATGTGACGTGGGCGCAGGCCAACACCCTTGCCTCGTCCGGCCCGTTGCCGGTCCTCGCGTCCAGTGCCGGACAGTTGCCCGTCATGATGGGCCGCGTTCCGGCGCCAAGCACCGTGCTTACGTCGTGGTCCGTGCAGTGGATGTACCGGCTGGATGCACTGCCCACCACGAGGTGGACGTTCATGCGGGTACTGAGCACCGGCACCGTGCGCGAGTGGTTGATCCAGTTCGGTTCGACGACCAACGGGCTCAGTAGCCGGATCATCGCCAAGGACGACGACGGCAACACTCTGGCCACGCAGGACATTGCCACCGGGGCCGACATCTTCAACCGGTGGCAGCGCGTCAACTTCACCGTCGCCCAGCAGGGCGCCAACGTGAAGTTCGGCATCGTGTGGACCGACGTAGGCGGCGACCCCGGAGGCGTCTACTTCACCCTCGCCGGCACCATCGGCCGGCCGACCGCCGTTGCCTCCCCGGCGGACGGGTACGCGTCGGCCTTGAACGGTCTGGCCCTCGGTCACCTCTCGGTGTGGCCTACGGACTCAACGGCCGCGTACGTCAACGCAGTTGACGCGTGGGCCAGCGAGACCGCCGGCGCCCGCATGCGCCGCCTGGCCCAGGAAGAGGGCGTCTTGCTCACCATCGTGGGCGACCCGGACGACACGGTGCCCGTGGGGGCGCAGAGTCCGGCCCCGCTGCTCGACCTGCTGCGCGAGTGCGCCGAGGCCGACGGCGGGATCTTCGGCGAGACCATGGCCGGACGCGAACTGAAGTACCGCACCCGCGCGGCCCTCTACAACCAACAGCCGGCCCTCATCCTCGACTACGCCGCCGGTCACCTCGCGCCGCCGTTCGAGCCGATCGAGGACGACACCGTGCGCAACGAATGGGCCGTGCAGCGCAAGGGAGGATCTACCGGTACCGCGGTCCTCGATGAGGGCCCGCTCTCCGTCCAGGACCCGCCGGACGGTATCGGCCTGGTCGACGACTCCAAGACGCTGAACCTGGCCACGGACGAGCAGACCGACCCGGTCGCGAACTGGCTTCTCCACCTGTCCACTTGGGACGAGAACCGGTATCCGTCGGTCACCCTGCTGTTGCACAAGTTCCCCGAACTCATCCCGTACGTCCTCGCGCTCAGCGAGGGCGACAAGATCCGTATCGTCAACCTGCCCAAGCGGTTCACCGGGTCGGGCGTCGTCGAGCTGCTGGTCGACGGCTGGACGGAAACCGTCCTCCCCCGCACGTGGACGATCACGTTTACCTGCTCGCCCGCCGGCCCCTGGTCGGTGGGCGTGGTCGACGGGATCCCGCTCAGGTGGTGCGACACCAGCGGCGCCCAGCTCGCCACCGCGGCGACGGACACGGCAACCACGGTGAACGTGCTCACCACCGCCGGGCAGACCTGGACGAGCAACGCGTACGACTACCCATGGGATGTGCGGGTCGGTGGGGAGGTGATGACCGTCGCCGCGCCGGGCCGGTTGTTGAACGGCAACCCGTTCTTCGAGTCGGACGCAAGTGGCTGGAGCGGGCAGGCCGCCAGCGTCGGCCGCTCGACCGCGGTCCTGCACCCGCAGGCCGCCGGTTCCCTGCTGATCACCCCCGACGGGGTCGGCACGTCCGGCGGCGCGGTCGCCGCCCGCAGCGATGTGGGCGCGATCGTGCCGGGCGCGACCTACGTTGCGTCCATGTGGGCGTACTCCCCCAAGGGGTGGAGCGACGTGCGGCCGGTCATCGACTGGTACGACGCCACAAACACGTTCCTGAGCACGGGACTTGGTAGCGCGGTTGCCGTGCCCGCCGGGCAATGGACGTTCCTTCAGCAGTCGTTGACGGCTCCGGCCAACTCTTCACGGGCGAGCGTCCGTGCCCGCCACGGAGCAACCCCGGCCGCCGGCGACGCCTGGTACGTGTGGGGCGTCCGCCTCACACAGCCCAAAGCGTCATGGCTGCTGGACAGCTTCGGCCGTACCGTCACCGGGAGTTGGGGCGTGTCCGACTCGGGCCCGTCCTGGTCCACCGTCGGCGGCGGGACGACGTCCGACTACTCCGTCGGCTCCGGCTACGGGGTGCACACCCTCTCGACGACCGAGACCTCGCGCCGTACCGCGGTCACCGCGGCGCACGCCGACTTCGACATCTACGCCGACATCACCACCTCGGCACTGGCCACGGGCGACAGCCTGTACGGCGCGGTCACGGCCCGGATGCTGGACTCCTCAACCATGTACATGCTCCGGGTGCAGTTCAGCACGACCAACACGGTCGTCCTGTCCCTGCGCAAGCTCGTCGCCGACGTCGGAACGGAACTCGGCACCTACACCGTGCCCGTCACGCACGTTGCCGGGCAGTTCGTCCGGGTGCGATTCCAAGGGCGCGGAACGACGCTCCGCGTCAAGGGGTGGCTCGCGTCGAGCGCGGAGCCGAGCGACTGGCGTATCGAGGTCACCGACGCGGCAATCAGCGCGGCGAACCAGATCGGTACCCGCTCGATCCGCACCGCCAGCAACACCAACGCGGCCACCGTGCAGATCCGGTACGACAACGTCGACGTGATCAACCCGCAGGTCTTCACGGTCATCCGTAGCCGCAACAACATCGTCAAGGCGCCGGCCGCGGGCGCCGACGTGCGGCTCGCGTACCCCGCCGTCGTCGCCCTGTAAGGAGGCTTTCCCCGCGTGACTCTGTGGCAGCCCGGTATGCGGATCACCGATGACCGGCTCAACGACGGCCCGCCAACTCTCACCACCGCAACGGGACTTGTGGCCGCGACCGGATTCACGGTCAGCGACTTCCGCGGCTACCGCACCGGGCACAACGTCGAGTTGAACATGTACCTGTTCCGGTCCGGGGCGACGATCGCCGTCTCGGGCGCCGGCAACCTCGCCGACACCGCCTGTTGCACCATCCCGTCCGGGTGGCGGCCCACCAGCGGCACCATCAACGGGAACTGGGACGACGGCACCGCCGAGGGCGGGTTCGTCATCGGCACCGACGGCATCGCCACGCTGCGCACCACCAACGGCGAACCGATCGTCGGCGAGGCGACCACCGCCGGCAGCGGCCGGAATTTGAGACTGCACATCACGTTCATTCAGGACTAACCCCAGTCCTCAACTCGCCCACCACGTACGCCCGAGCGCACCGCGCCGGGCGTTTTTTCATGCCCAGGAGGCACCCCGTATGACCAGCACCTCGCGAGGCCTCGACGTCTCGGCGTACCAGTCCGCACAGAACTGGACCGCGCTCAGGGCCGACGGCCTCACCTTCGCGTTCGCCAAGGCGAGCGAGGGACAGAGCACGCACGACCCCAGGTTCGGAACCCACATCAAGGGCATCAAGGGCGCCGGCCTGGTCGCCGGCGCGTACCACTTCGCGTGGCCGAACCAGTCCGCCGCCGCCGAAGCCGCCAACTACATCAGCGCCGTCAAGGCGTACGCCGACCCCCGGTTCCTTCACTGGCTCGACCTGGAGCGCTACAGCGATGGCCGCAACTACAAGGGCCGGACCGCCACGCAGATCAAGGCGTACGCCACGGCGTGGATCGCCGCGGTGAAGAAGGCGTTCCCCGGGCAGGTCGTCGGCATCTACACGTCCGCCTCGGACGTCGCAGCCGGACACGTCCCGTCGGGCGTTCCCCTGTGGTACCCCGCTTACCCGTGGGGTGCCGCGGCCTACGCCCGCGCCGAGGCCGCCGCGCGCCCCAAGCCGTCCGATCGCACGGTGACGATCTGGCAGTTCACGTCGACCCCCCTCGACCGGAACATCGCCTACATGTCCCCCGCGGCACTGCGCGAGTGGGCGAAGGGCGACGCCGGCGACGCCGGCGACGACGAGCCGAAGACGTACACCCCGCCGAAGTTCCCGACCGGCCTCGCCCCGAACAAGGCCGCGCCGTCGGCCGTCACGCTTCAGCGCGCGCTCAAGGCCGCCGGCTACATGGCCAAAACCGTCAAGGAGTCCCCGAACTACGGGCCGGCGACTCAGGCAGCCGTGGCCAAGTTCCACAACGCGCACCCGACTTACCGCGCCAAGGGCACCACCCACGACGTGAAGATCGGCCCGAAGGGTTGGGCCGCCCTGTTCCGTCTCGCCTACGGCAAGTAGCCCCCTGCCCGCCCCGGCACCGCGCCGGGGCGGGCCCCTGTACTCGCACTCTCAGAAACGAGGAACCCGATGAATCCCGCCAACAAGCGAACCATCCGCACCGTCATTCAGGGCATCGTCATGTTCGCCGTCGCCCTCCCCGCCATCATCAGCGCGTCCGGCATCCCGGAGTCCCTTCCGTGGGTCGCCGGCGCCCTCGCCGTCGCCGCCGGCCTCGCCCGCGTCATGGCCCTGCCCGCCGTCGAGCAGTTGCTCGACCGGGTCGGCCTCGGCCTGGTCGACGACGACCAGGGCGGTAGCGCGTGACCCTGCCACCCCCGCCCGAGTCGGTGGCCGTCGAGTTGGAGAAGCTACGCGGGACCATGGCCGAAGGGTTCGCCCGAGTCGACGGCTCTCTCGCCCTACTCGTCCAGCGCGGCGACCAGACCGACCGGCAGATCGCCGACCACGACCAGCGACTCGACGCCCTCGAACGCGCCCGGTGGCCCCTGCCGTCCCTCGCCGCCCTGGTCGCCGTTCTCGGCCTCGCCGTATCCCTGTGGCAACTCACCCGCCGGTGAACCCGTAGACCCCCTCGATCGGCTCAGTGCCGGTCGAGGGGGCCGTTTCTCATTTCTGGCATGGGAAGGCCCCGGCCATCTCCCACGGGGGAGAGAGACGACCGGGGCCGGCTTTCAGGCTTTCGGCACGCCGCGATGTTCAACCCACGACTGCGCCGCTACAGCCATTGCCTTGAGCCATGACACATCAGGCTTCCTCTCCGCGAACACTCGGTACATGCGCAGGTTGGCGGCGGCGAAGGCATCGATAGCCCTCGGGTTGGCGCTCACCCACGCCTTACACCCCGATACCCACTCCTCCGCGGATTCCGGGCTATGCCCTGCTGACACGAGCTGGAGAGCCAACAGGGCAGGGTCGATGAACCCCGCGCCCCGAGTGGGCCAAGCCCAGTCCACGGCCCACATTCCCCGTTCACCGACAAGGAGGTTGCTGGGGTTGATGTCCGTATGAAGCAACGCGTCACCCCGGAACAACTCCGCTTCCGACTCGTCGAGAGCGAACCGATTCCATCGGGTCTCATGCCAGTCCCGAGCTACCTCGGGAAGGCCCAACGTCCCGATGCAGTCGACGAGTTCGACGACCGCCGGCAGATCCGTCGAGTCCGGCGTGAAGTCAGACGACCGGCCGTCCACCGCTTCGAAGCCCAACACGAGCCAGTCGTCGTCTTCCGCATGCCACCGCAACGCGGGAGAGAGTGGCCAGACTGCCGAGTTGATCGACCTCTCTCTGATGAGTGAGTCTCGACGCCCCCCGGGCCGGTTGCGCACCGCCTTGACGAAGAACGGGCCCTTCTCGGAGTCAACCAAGGCTGTGAGGTCCGAACTGAACCCGCGCGCGGTCCGCTCCATACTGTTCAGGGCGCCCACGTGCGGGTGGATCAACGCCCGGATCTCTGACTCTGGAAGGTCGGGATTCATAGGTCCTTCAGTTCTTCGGAGTGCACTCACTGCCTGGCGTCCCGGGGCTGCACTCGTCGTCGGTGTCGGGCGCACAGGCGTCGAACCCGCCGGGCACCCACCTGTCCAGAATGGACGCGTTGGCTGATGCCATGGCGGGGCTGCCGAGGATAACGGCGAGCGGGGTGTCGTGGACGTTGCCGACGTTCAGCCACCGTGAGAAGACACACGGGGAGACGTCGCCGTTGGGACCGATGGCCGCTCGGTCGGTACCGCACCGCCCGCACAGTCCGCCCACGTCCGGCGCCTGCCCCTCCGCGCCACGACCGAAGGGGCGAACGTGATCCACACGGATGTCAGTCACGCCCAGGCCCTGAAGTTCTTGCCGCGCCTCGTCGGCGCGTTGCGTCTCCTCGCCAACGATGATTCCGGCGCGCAGCGGGATGCCGAGTTGAACGGCCTTCACGATGTTGGCTCGCGTCCGACCGTGACTCGGGCGGCCCGTAATGGCGTTGTGCTCGGCGGCCCTGTCCGAGTAGTACGAGGTGGCGAGTGTGACGCCATCGCGCTGCAACAGGTCCCACCACTCGGCCGTGACGTGTACGAGGTTGCTGTACACCTCGACTTTCAGGCCGAGATTAAGCGCGTGATCGACCAGGCCACGGGCGTCGGGGTGCATGGTCACCTCTCCGCCGGTGAACTGGACACCGGGCACACCCGCGTTGGCGGCCTGGTCCAGAACGCTGACCCAGTCCTCGCGGGTCATGGTGCCGTGCGTTCCGTCCGGCCCCGAGTCGTTGTGGCACTGGACGCATTCGAGTTGGCACTTTCGGGTCAGGTCCAGCCACAGGAACCGGGGGGTGGTCGTCGTCGGCGCGGTGGTCGGTGCTTCCGCGATTGTGGTCACGGGTGTACCTCTTTCCGTGAGTGACGTTCATGGATGTGCACCCGCCCCGCCGGGACTTCTCGAAGGTGGGGGACCATCGAATCGGTTTCTTCCGACGGGACGGGAGTTCAGAGGCCGCCAGTTGCGGCAAGGAGGATGATCGACGCGGAAAGGGCGGCGACCGACAAGACGAAGAAGACCCACCCGTAGGGCCGCACCGCCCTCCAAAGCCGGCTCACCATTGGATCCGCTCCAGATGGCCGCCGCCCGCGCACGAGGGACACGGAACCTTGTTCAGGTAGGCACATCGAGGGCACCCCGCGAAGCCGCAGCACCCAGGGCACCAGACTTGGCGCCACCCCGCGCACGTGCCGCACACATCGGAGATCTCCTCCAACATGTCGAACAGCGTGGTGACCTCACGCGGAGCAAAGGGGCTACGCCCTGCACGACGCTTGACCGGTCCTGGTTTCGACTCGTCTACAGGTGGGGCGGTCACTACTCCTCACCCCCAGGCACATGCGGATGGTTCGCCAACTCGGCGTTGCAACTCCGCACCTTGCTCAACTCACCAGCCCCACGCGCCGTCTCACGCTGGTCCGCCAAGGCGCCACACACTCCACACCCCTCGACGCCGACCGGCTCAAGTACGGCCACCAGAACAGCCGGAGCAGGTGAAGGTCTCGCCTGAGTCGTCATGTCGTGCACAGCTTCCGAAGGCCCTCGTCCACCCGCTCGATCAGCGAACGACTCGGGGCAGCGAACCGCGCCGGCCACCAGGCCGGAGCGTGCTCCCGGAAACCGCGCCACTCGCCGACGGGTACGGAGACGGAGCGCGGGCCGTCGTAGCGAGCCGCCTGCCCTTGCACCTTGGATTGCATCGCTTCGCCTCTCACTGACGTTGTCGCTCTACGCAACCAAGCCGTCGCCTGCGGCGGTACCGTTAGGGGGTCAGCGGAGCTTGAACGACTTGAACGCTTGAGTTCGCGGGGAGTGATCGACGTGGCGAAAGGCCAGCCGAACGAGAACCTGGCGCGGCTCTTAGACGAAGCCGACTTCCTACACCGGCAGTTCGCACTGACCGTGAACCGGATCGGTGCCGAAAGGGGCCTCACGCTCCGGTACGACGAATCCTCGGTGGCTCACTGGCTCAACGGGGCCGTGCCCAAGAAGGCCGCCCGCCCTGCCGTCCTCGAAGCTCTCTCGCGGCGCCTAGGGCGCCCAATTACCTACGAGGAAGCGGGACTTGGTGCCACGCCGATCGTGGCCGGATTGGACGTTGCGCCCGAGCACGCGTTGAACACCATTGAGGGTCTGGTTGATACCGGAAGGGCAGACATGGACCCATCGCGTCGAGCAGTCCTCACGACCGCGCTCTACTCGGCAACGCTCGCTGTGCCCGGCTTCGACGAAGCCGACGAGACCCTAGACCGTCTGGAGCACCAGGCCGCAGGGCGAACAGTCCGGATCGGCCCCGGTGACGTCGCCGTAGTCCGCAGCATGACGGACAAGATTGCCGACATTCTCGACGAGTTGGGGGGTGCACATGCGCGCCCGATGGCCGCAGCGTTCATCGTCAACTCGGTGTCTTCCTATCTCCGTGCAGACGGCGCCGAGGACGTCAAGAACGACATGCGGGCCGCCGCATCGGATCTCGTCTACTTGACGGGATGGATGGCCATGTACGAAAAGGCCCACGGGCTTGGTCAGCGGTACTACCGCCAAGCTCTTGGCCTGGCCAAAGCTGGGGAAGATCAGGTGACGTACTGCCGGACGCTTCGCGGCATGGCCCTTCAGGCCGCCAACCTGAAGCACTCGGCCAAGGCCCTTCAACTGGCTGACTCGGCCGCAGAAGCCGCGCCGTCCGCTGGCCCACGTCTACAGGCGTTCCTCCGCGGCCAACAGGCACACGGTGCCGCGCTGGTCGGGGACCGACGACTTGCCTTCTCTCGGCTCCGCGAGACCGAGGCCGCCCTCGCGAAGGCGGACAACAGGCGGGATGCGGTGGGCGGTTACGACCGATCCGCTTATGAATTCCACGTGTCGAGCGTGCTGTACGCCCTCGGCGACGTTCCCGGATCTATCGATGCCATGAAGGCGTCGAACCGTGCGCGACCCTCGATGGAGAAGCAGGGCAACGCCCACGCGAACGGTCTGCTTGCCCAAAGGCAACTTGAGATCGGCCACGTTGAAGCCGCATGCGCTACGTGGGGACAGTTCCTCGACGACTACGCGCAACTGTCCTCGGCCCGAGCTGACGAGCACTTCGACATCATGCGGCGACGTATCCGGCCGTACCTTCGCAACCCAAGGGCGCGGGAGCTGAACGAGCGAGCGCGGGAGCTTGCCCGTCAGAAGGCTGCTGCCTAGCAACCCGGTCAGGGCCCCAGTCCCTTCACAGAGACACCGTGACCGCTCACCCCACAGGCGACGGCCCGAGCCTGGCAGCCACCAGAGCGGCCCCTATCCCTCACTGTGAGGGATAGGGGCCGCCCCGCCGCTAGTGGGCCGTTACACGGGCGTACAGCGCTCCGCGGAACCCGCCTGTTTACAGGCTCTATCCGCCGAGGCGCGTTACCGCAGGTCAGCGCTAATGATCATCTGAGGCGCATTTGTGAGCGATCCCATCGAGCATTGCGCACGTTTGCGACTCAGCGACCCCACTTGCCGTCGTCCGGCGGCGCCCATACTGGAATCACCTCTGCCTTGGTCTCGTACCTGCTCGGCCGAGGGTAGACGCGGATGCACCTGATGATCTGTTTCAAGATCAGGTTTCGCTGCACGGTCCCGAACGTCTTCCACTCCGGCAGCATGCCGACGATCAGAGGCCGGATCTCCTCGCGCGTCGGCGGGGTGTCTTCTTCGGCTTCGAGCTCGCCGTCGCCGCCGAGTTCGGCGATCCGGGCCGCGAGGTTGTCGCGGTCCGACTCAAGATCTTGGCGTGCCTTGTCGTAGGCCTCGGCCGGATACCTCTGTGGGTTCTTCGCGTAGTCCACGATGAGCCGCGACAACGCGTCTTGCAGGCCGGCGTGCTCGATTCGCAGTTGGGTCAACTCTTGCTCGACGCTCGGCTCGATGGCCGGTGCGTCTTGCTCGGTGGCTGGTTGCTCGTCGACGTCGTCGGCGACTTCTTGCAGGAACTCCAAAACGATTCGGTCGAGTTCGCTACCGGTCCCCGTGGTGCCCTCGCAGTCACTACCCGCATCGTGCCGGGCGCACCGCCAGAACACATCATCGCGCGCACCGTGTCCGCCCATGGCTCCCCGGCAACGTTGGCAGCGCGGTAGACCGGTGTTGTCGTGGGCAACTGCGCTCGGTCGAGCCCGGATTGGCGTACGCGCGACGGACACACGGCGGGCGCGGTACTCCTGCCACACCTCATCGGGGTCGCGGCCCGAGCCGTACGTGATGATCGGTGCGTGTGCTCCGCGGAAGTACCGCCAGTGCCCACAGCTCTTGTACGTCCTGCCGTTCCCGGCCTTGGGACAGTTGCACTCGTCTCGCACACGAAGGAGTCCGGCGGCGAATCCTGAGTCGAGGTACCGCAGCAGAGAGTCTTGCCGCCACGCCCCGCCGCGCATCGTGCGCAGACCGGCCGCGTTGAGTTGCTTCACGAGGTCGATAGCCCCCTTGCCCTCGATGTACTGCGTGTAGCAACTCGCCGCATATGGCGCGGTGTTGTGGTCCGGCTCGTACCGCTCGTCTTGCAGTCGGAACCCGGCGGGAGCGTTGGGGTCGGGCACGCGTCGCGGGTACCAGACATACCCGAACCGCGGTCGGCCTCCCGACGGGAGTAGCGCTTTGAGTCGGTGCTCGTGTACTTCTTTCCACTGCTCGCCGGTCCGGTCGCTCTCGAACGCACCGAACTCAAGGATCATGCCGCGCTGAAACCGGCCGATCGCGGTCGTGGCGTCGACTGGTTCAGTCGCCGACTCCAGCCGGCCACCGACGGCCTCAAGCCGCGCGAGGTTGATTGCGTTGCCGACGCGGTCGCGACCGAAACGCGAGTAGCGCCATACGGCGATGCCGCGCGCCTCGCGCCGCTCGACGCGTTCGATGGCGCCCATGATCTTTCGTTGGAAGTTACGCCCGGTTGCGTCGAGGTCGACAACCCATGCGACGATCCGGCCCCCGCGCCGGCGGGCCCATTCCATGATGGACGCCTTTTGTATGTCTGGGCTGATCTTCTCTTCGCGCCAGGTGGAAACCCGTACGTACCCGAGCCACAGCTCGCCCGGCGAGCTTCTGAACGTGTCCGGTAAGTCCAGTTGGGTCATTGCGCCTTCCGTTCGCGGTCCGCGCCTCCGCCCTCGGGCGGGCGGCGCAGGTGGATAACGTTGTCTGACGTGCTGGTCGCCCCTGGTTCAGGGGTCGGCATCGTGCCCTCGTCGAGCCGGCCGCCTGCGACGTCGGCGAGTGCTCTGCGGTAGCCGGTGTTTTCGGCGGTTGCGAGCTGGTCGTCACTTGCCTGATGTGCTTGCAGGACCGTGCGGCGCGCAATTTCGAGGGCGCCGAGTGCCACCACAAGCGACCCGGTCCGAACGAGTCGTTGCCTGTTCAGGGCGAGACCGAGTGAGGCGCCGGATATCCCGCCGGCCAGGAGTAAGGGGGCGAGGACATCGGCGGCGCGGTTTCTCATCGGTCTCTCCCATCTGAGGGTCAGGTTCCGGCGGCGCGGTTGACGCCTCCCGTCCTGGCCTGGTGCTGGCTTTGGAGTGCGTTGGTGCTGGCGATGAACACGGATCGTTCCGGTTCGACACCCTCGACGAACCCGAGGCCGTCGGCGGCCTGTTCAGCGGTGAGGTAGCGGCCGGTCGCCGCGGCGGGTGTGGGGCTTCGCACTGCGGCCAGTTCTTCCCAGGTGGTGATGCCGGCGCGCACTAGCACTTCCCCGTAGGGCACACCTAGGGTTGTCGCGATGGCCTTGAGTACTTCGGTGTCTGTGGCGCCCTTGCCACCGAGAATGCGCCCGACCGTGGAGCGGCCGAGGCCTGAGTCTTCTGCGAAGCGGGATTGACCTCCGCCGCGTGGCGTGAGGACGTAGCCGCGTTCTTCAAGGCGGGCGTGTAGCCACTCGCCGAACTCGCGCCTCGTCTGCTCTTGATCTCGCTCAGAGTCTTGTTCCATGCGTGGAACATACCGCTCATGGGCGGTCCGTAGACCCGCAGCACATTTTTCGGCCCACAGGCCGTCCGAATTACCCCCATGGCATATTCGCCCCCACCTCGAACAGGTGAGCGAAACCTTACCTGAACCTTGCGCTGCGTGGCCACTGATTGCCGCTTAGTGATCAGAAAGCACCCTCTGACCAGGCCCGACGTGGGCTTGGTGAAGGAAGAGTAAGGATCTCCGTCACTTTCCGCATGCGCATTGATCTTGCGCCACCTGCCCACGCGTGTACTGTTCCACCCGTGGGCGGTACGTACCACCCACGGGGAGGACAGTGACATGTACGACCGCACAGCCCTGCACACCGCCGCTCAGACTCTCGGCGACCGCCGCCCCGTAGACCTACAGCACCGGTTGAAGGTTGCAAGGACCACGGCATGGCGTTTGTGGCACGGCCGCAACGCGCCGTCCGCAGCCCTCGCCGTCCGCGTCGAGGCGCACTACGGCGTGAACGCCGCCCAGCTCATCAAGACGACCGCGCCGGCCGGCGGCGAGCAGGCCGCCATATGAACGCCGCCGTAATCCCCCGCGCGCAGGCCATCGCCAACGCGCGCCGCGCCCTCGACCGCGCCCGCACCCGCCGCGACGCCGACCGCGCCGCCGGCCGCCTCGCCCCCGAGGCCGAGCTGATCATGCGGCGCCTCGAACGCCAGCAACGGCAGCAAGCCACCGCCCCCGCGCATCGCGCCGCCGCCTGAAAACACGGCGGGCCGCCCGGTTGCCCCCGGACGGCCCGCCCGACAGCACCAGAAAGGCACCATCGTGAACACCCCGCAGCGTACCCGCGTGCCGCGCGCAGTCGCCGGCGTACAGGGCGCCCACCGCGCCCGCCGGCAACTCACCCGCCGCAGCGTCATTGCCCGCCAACTCGCCCAGATCGCCCCCGGTACCGCCGGCGTGCAGACGCACGCCGGCGAGGACGGCCGCGCCAAGTGGGTTGTCCTCGCCGACGCCACCGGCCACCCCGTGGGCGCCGATGCCGAGCAGCACCGCGCCGCGTACGGCCTACTGCGCCGCCTGCTCCCGGATGTCGATTGGTCCGGCCCGCGCACGTACGACGTGGCCACCGGCACCGTCACCGAGACGGAGCCAGCCGCGTGATCTCCCCTCAAGTCACCGTCGATGGGCAGGCCGTTCGTCTGCCCCTCGGTAGCCGTGTTGCTGCCCTGCTCGACGACCTCGCGCTGTCCTACACCGCCGACCCGGACACCGTGGGCCGCCTGCTCAACGCGCACGCCGCGCGCGTGCTGCGCCATGACTTCGCCCAGGTGTCCGAGGACGTGCCCGACCACGTGCGCGCCATGCGCGCCGCCGAGGCCGACGGCACCCGCGAGGCCCTGCTCGACGAGTGCCCCAGCGCCGACCGCCTCGACGACGTGCTCACCCCCGACGAGTCGATCACCCTCGCCGGCCGCCTCACCCGCCTCGCCGCCACCATCCGCAACGCCACCACTCGGAGCGCACGCCAGTGACCGTCACGCCCCTGCACCCCGCTTTCAACGATCCCCGCGTGACACCTGAACTGTTCGCGCGGCTGGTCGAGGCCGTACAACCGATCGAGCACCGTCCGGCCCGGACACCGGATGTGGTGTACGTGCCCGCCCCCGAGGGCACCCCCGCCGACGCGCCCCGCGTGTTCACCGCGATCAACGGCGTCATGCGCGACGCCATGCCGGTCGGGAAGGACCGCCGCAACGAGCAGCAGAACTACGCGTTCCGCGGCATCGACGACGTCATGAGCGCCATGGCGGGCCCGATGCGCGAACACGGCGTGTTCATCCTGCCGACGATCGCCGAGCACACGCACGAGCGCGACGGGAAGATGACGCGCACGCTGATCACGATGCGGTACCGCGTCTACGGGCCCGCGGGTGACTGCCTTGTTGCCGACGTGCCAGGCGAGGCGTTCGACTTCGCGGACAAGAGCACCAACAAGGCGCAGTCCGCCGCCCTCAAGTATCTCTTGTTCACCCTGTTCATGCTGCCCGTGGACGGCCGCAGCATCGACGACGGAGACCGCCACCACCCCGAGCCCTCGGCCGAGCAGGCCCAGCGACAGCAGCGCAACCAACGCCGCCAAGGGCAGCAGCCGCGCCGCGGCCGGCGTGCCGAGCCCGGCCCGTGGGAACAGCAGCCCCAGCAGCAGGCCACCCACCGCGACTACCTCGCCGAGGCGATGAACGCCCAGAGCCGAGAGGCGTTCGCCGCCATCCGTGCCGCCGCCGTCGAGGCGGGCGCCCCGGCCGAGTACGTCGCCCGCCTCGACTCCGTGGCCAGACAGCGCGAGAACGCCGCCAACCAGCCGCAGCGCCAACGCGACCCGCAGCCCGGCGACCAGCCGCAGCCCGGACAGCAGGCCTCGGCGCCCGCGAAGCAGGAGCCGAGCAGGCAACCGGCCCCCGTGCCCCCAGGCGTCACGTGGGAGCAGGCCGCCGCCCAGGCCGAGCAGCGGCTCAGGCTCGCCGCATCCCGCGCCAACATGCAGAACCTCGACGCCGATTTCGAGCGCGCCTACGGCCTGCCCATCGACCGCGCCGCCGCGAACCTGTTGAACACGTTCGCCGAACAGATCGAGAAGGCGAGCGAGCAGTGAGCGAGCAGCCCCTCACCGGCATCGAACAGCACCACCTCGACACGATCACCGACCGCCTCGACCTCAACCGCCTCGCCGCCGAGGAGGAGGCCCACGGCGAGGAGCCGGCCGAGGACGTCGAGGAGCCGACCGCGCCGAGCACCACCGCCGTACGCGACGCCGTGACGCGTCAGGCCGTCCTCGGCGCCCTGCTCGACCAGATCAAGGACGCGTACAAGGACGCCAAGCGTGACGCCGATGACCTACTCGAAAAGCAGTACAAGGCGACCGGCAGCACCAAGACGGACGCGCAGTTGCCGGACGGTACGAAGGTTGGTTCCGTCTCCCGACAGGGTGGCGAGCGGGCCGCGCAGGTGGTCGACGAGGAAGCGTTCCGCGTGTGGGTGCGCGACCACTACCCCACCGAGCACGTCGTCGAGGTCATCCCCGCCCAGGTGGTGACCAGCGTGCGCCCCGGTTTCTCCGGCAAGGTCCTCGCCGAGGCGACCGCGGCCGGCACCGCCCGGTACGTCGATGCGACGTCCGGAGTGGTGCACGACATCCCCGGCGTCGAGATACGACCGTCCCGCGCCGCCTCGCACCGCATCACCTACACCCGCGGTAGCAAGGCGCAGCCAGCGAACGGCCGTGATCTCGTCGCCGCCGCGTGGCGTACGGGCGCCCTCGCCGCCCATCTGCCCGGCCTTGCCCCGGCCGCGGAGCCGGAGGAGTGAAGGGCGCCGACGTCCTCGACCGGCCGGGCACTGTTCACGTGCCCGGCCAGTTGGACCACTCCCAAGCGTCCAGCCGGACCGGATTCCCACTCCCGGCCCGCCCGTGGAACGGCCTCACCGTCCTCGATGCCTGTTGCTGCGCCGGCGGCGCCGCCATGGGTTGGTACCTCGCCGGTTGGGACGTCATCGGCATAGATAAGGAGGAGCAGCCGAACTACCCGTTCGCCTTCATCCGCGGCGACGCCATCGAGTACATCCGGGGCCACGGCCACGAGTACGACATGGTGCACGCGAGTTGGCCGTGCCAGTACGGCGCCGCGATCACCAAGGGCACGAACGCGCATCTACGCGAGACGTACCCGAACCTGATCGGACCCGGGCGCGAGGCGATGCTCTCCACCGGCCGCCCGTTCGTGATCGAGAACCCGGACGCACGCCCCGACGTCGTGCTGTGCGGGACCATGTTCGGCCTCCCGATCCTGCGGCACCGCAAGTTCGAGGCGCACGGTTGGTTCCCCCTCGCGCTCCCCCACACGCCCCACCGCGGACGTGTCCGCGGATGGCGACATGGCAAGCACTACGAGGGCGAGTACGTCGCCGCGTACGGCAACGGGGGCGGGAAAGCCACCGTGCCCGAGATGCAGACCGCCATGGGGATCATGTGGACGGACGTGCGCCACGAACTCACCGAGGCCATTCCGCCGGCGTACACGCAGTTTCTCGCCGAGCAGGCCGCCGAGCAGATCCTCGCCGAGCGGTACGGGGTGGCCGCGTGAACGCCGCCGAGCGCGCCCGACGCGAGGACAAGCCACCGCCCGCGTGCGACCACGGCAACCCCCGATGCGGCACCCGGCCCGTGCGCTTCTACCCGTGCGGCTACCGGTGCGACGAGCACCAACCCGCGCGCACCCGGCCGTACTTCAAACCCACCCCATGACCGGACCGGCGGCGAGGACGAGCCCCCGCGCCCCTCGCCGCCGGCCGCACCACCCGACAGGAGCAACAACCGCCGTGACCCTCGACGCCATGGATTGGGTGTGGCAGCACTCGCGCACCCGCGGCAACCCGCGCATGGTCATGCTCGCGGTCGCCGACGCCATCACGGGGCCCGAGGCGACCGCGCGAATCGGCACCGCGACCCTGGTGCGGCGTTTGAACGCCACCAAGGGCACCACCCTCGCCGCCGTCGCCTCGGCCATCGAGTCGGGCGAATTGGCGATCGAGCAGCCAGCCGCGGGCAGCCGCGCCGCCCTGTACCGCATCCCCGACGCCGTCAACTACAGCCGCCGTACCGGTCGGGAATCCGGACCACAACCCCAGCGGTCGGAAACTCCGACCACAACGCGTTTGCGGTCCGAGACCCCGACCGCAACCGCGCCGGATAGCGGTCCGGAATCCGGTCCGCAAGGGGAAGCCGCCCCAGACGGTTTCTGGTCTGAGTTCCAGACCGGTAGTGGTCCGGAATCCGTACCCCATCACTCACCCATAGAGGGAGTGAGTGAAGGAGGGAGGGAGCGCGGGCGCGTGTCCGTGGCTGGGATCCCGGCATTCGCCCGCCCGCTGGTCGACGCGATCACCGCCGCCGGCGTCATCGTCCGATGGGACCTGAACCCCACCGAGTGGTTCACCGTGGACGCCCGGTTGAAGCAGTCCGGCGCCGACATGCTCGCCGCCGTCGCCGTCCGTGCCGCCGGCCGTAAGGACGTGTCCCACGCCCGCTACTTCCTGCGGGCATGGACCGGACTCCCCCCGGCCCCCGCCGCCGGCACTACGCCGGCCGCCGCCCCTGCCGCGGGCCCCGGGGCCGACGTGATCCCCCTGAACCGCCCCCGTACTGCCGGCACCGGTCGCGCCGCCCAGGCCGCGGATTGGTACGCCGACCTGCTCGCCGAGGAGAACTAGCCGATGGACCGCCGCGAAGTCGCCGCCCTGCTCGCTTACGCCGATCGCCTCGACCCGACCCGCGCCCCGACCGACAAGGCCGCCGCCGGCGAACGCCTCGCCCAGTGGGCCGACTTGCTGTCGGACGTCCCGCCGACCGCGCTACACCCCGGGGGCCGGCCGTGGGACGCCTCGCAGGCCGTACGCCACCACATCGCCACCAGCCCCTACCCGATCAAGCCGTCGGACGTGTCCCGGCCGTGGCACACCTTCAAAGCCGACGTCATCGGCCGCCACCACGACCCCGTGCCAGCGGTCGACCCGGACAACTCGACCGCCTACGTGCGCGCCCTCGCCGCCAACCGGACCGCCGTCGCCACTGGTGCCGTTGTCGCAACGTCGTTTCGCGAACTCACGTACGGCGCCGGCGCCGCACTCACACCCGGCGAACAGGCCCAGGCCGCCGCACGCCGCGCCGCCCTCGGCGAGTACATGCCGCGCACCGTCGCCGACGCCCTCGCCGACTACCGGCCGCGCCGCGCACGACGCGAGCAGGCCGCCGCTGAGAACCTGCCCGACGCCCTCGATGTGGCGTGCCCGTATGAGCACTGCCTCGCCGGCGCCGGCGACCCGTGCCGCAACGCCCGCCGCGCCCCGCGCGACAAGCCGCACCCGTCCCGCATCGAACTTGCCACCACCCGCCACTACGCCCCGGAGAACGCCCGATGAGCCCCACCCCGAAGCAGGCCCGCCAGCACCGCCGCAAGGCCAAGGCGACCGACCGCACGCACAACGTCAACGGGTTCCGTATCGAGGGAAGTTGGAACGACCGCCCCAACCGGCCGGCCGCGACCAAGACGCCCGACAAGCGCAAGGCGTACCGCATCGCCCGCACGTGGGCCGCCGATGGCGCGTACGTGATCGTGCAGGAGCACACCGGTTGGGACACATGGAAGACCCTCGACGAGTTCGACGGGCCCACCCTCGCCGCCGAGCAGCGTAGGGCGCAGCGCGAGGCCGTCGAGGAGGCCCGCCGCATCGCGGAGGAGGCCGAACGCCGCATCGCCACCGCCGAGGAACGCGACCGCGAAACCGCCGCCCTCGAACGTCTCATGGTCCGCCCGCCCGTCCCGCGCGATGCCACCGGCCGCCGCGCCGCCCGCCACACCGCAGGAGCCCGCCCGTGACAACTCCCCATGCTGCAACCGCTGTTGTCCGCGCCGCATTGGAAGACGCCACCGTGCGCGAGTTGTTGAACCGCCCCGGCGCGACCGCGTGGCGCATCATCCGCGCCCTCGAAACAGACGGATGGACGATCAGTCCACCCCGGACGCCGACGGACCGGAAACGGGCATACAGAGCGCCCACTAGCAGGCCACCCCCCGGGAAAACCCGGACATCAACGCATTCCCATACCTGCTATCGTCCAGCCGTGAGCGGTACTTACCGCCCACGGCACATACGTCTAGGCCCATGTATCCCGGCGGAGGTACAGCCCATGGCACCCATAGCCCGGCCCGTGCCGACCCCGGCCGACCGCTTCACCGCAAAGACGAAGCCCGGCCCCTGGTCACTCCGCCGAGACTGCGCCGGCCCCTGCCGACTGTGGGACGGAGCGATCAACGAGGACGGTTACGGGCACTTCTGGCTCGACGGCCGCACCGTCAAGGCGCATCGCGCCGCCGTCGCCCTCGCCGACGGGGCGCCCGTCCCCGCACACCTCGACGTCGACCACCGATGCCGGCGCCGCGCGTGCGTGAGCCGCGACCACCTCGAACCGGTCACCCACCGCGAAAACGTGCTCCGCAGCTCCAACCACGTCGCGCGGAGAGCCGCCGTCACCCACTGCCCGGCCCGCCACGCCTACGACGCGGCGAACACCATCCGCGCGAAGAACGGGACGAGGAAGTGCCGCGCGTGCAAGAACGCCGCCGCCCGTGCCCGTCGCGCCGAGGCCAGCGAGCAGCAGGCCGCCCCCGTCATCCCCCTACACATCCACCGCACGCCCGAGAGGACCGCCGCGTAATGGCTGGAGAGACCGTCATCACCGTCATCGGCAATCTGGTCGACGACCCCGAGCTGAAGTTCACCCCGTCCGGCGCCGCCGTGGCGAAGTTCCGCGTGGCCTCGACGCCTCGCGTGTTCGACCGGCAGACCAACGAATGGAAGGACGACGAGAGCCTGTTCCTGACGTGCTCCGTGTGGCGACAGGCCGCCGAGAACGTCGCCGCGTCCCTCGCCCGCGGCACACGCGTCATCGTCCAAGGCCGGCTGAAGCAGCGTTCGTACGAGGACCGCGAGGGCGTCAAGCGCACCGTGTACGAACTCGACGTCGAGGAAGTCGGGCCCAGTCTCCGCAACGCCACCGCCGCCGTCACCAAGTCCAACGGCCGCCAGAGCAGCACCTCGAACGGCTACGGCCAGCAGGCACAGGGCGGGTACGGCCAACAGCAGGCCCAGCAGGGCGGATACGGCTACGGCCAGCAGCCCCAGGGCGACCCGTGGGCGACGAGCAACAACGCAGGCGAGCCGCCGTTCTGACCCATCCCGCGCGCGCCCGCGACCGGTCGCCGGCCGTCCCGCGCGCGCACGAGCCCGCCCGTTCCGCCTCGCCCCATGGAGCCCCGCCCGTGCCCGCACAGACCACCACCGCCGACGTCGTCCACCTCGACCAGCGCCGCGCCGTCCTCGCCACCGTCGAGGCGCAGCCGTCCGCGCGCCGCGTCCTCACCGAGGGCGAGTTCGATGCCGCGTACCGCGCCGCGCGCGCCGAGCTTGGCCTACACGCCCGCCGCCTCGGCACGTACACGATCGAGGCCGCCCTCACCTCGGCCCTCGCCACGGTCGGCATCCTGCCCCCGCCGCCGGACCCGGAGCCCGACCAGTGCGCCGCCCAGTTCGCCGACCTCGCCGGCGAGTGGCACCAGTGCGCCGAGGACGCCGACCACGACCAGGCCGAGGGACACAGCGACGGCGAATGGTCGTGGCCGCACGGGGAGACCTACGCCGTACCGGAGCCCGACGGGCCCGCCGAGGCGCAGCAATGAGCGCGCACAGCCTCGCCGCCGATGTGCTGGTCACCTCGCTCACCGTCATCGTGGCCGGCGCTCCCCTCGGATGGTGGGCCGGCCGCCGCAACCCCGGCCCCCTCGCAGGCCGCAACCGCGCATCCCGCCTCGCCCGACACCGCACCCAGGACGACCGCGACCTGTTGCGCCTCGCCCGCAACCACGACCGCCGCAGACGACGAGCCCCCGTGCAGCCCACCGCCCGCCTCATTCAGGAGAACGAACAGTGAGCCCCCGCACCCGCGCGCCCAGGCCCTCGCACCACGATCGCCGTACACGCCGCGTTCGCGCAAGCCGCCGACAGCACCGCGGCACGCCTCGCCGAGCAGGCCCGCGAACACGCAATCGCCCTCGCCACCGAGCGCCGCCACGGCGACGGATGGAAGCGGCACGCCCTCGCAGCCGACCGCAAGGCCGACCGGTACCGAACCGCATGGTTCGCCGCGCGCCGCGACCGCCGCGCCGACCGCGCCGCCATGGCCGCCGAGTTGCCCGACGTCATCGCCGGACGCGCCGCAGGCATCACCACCGTCGAAGCCACCCGCCGCGTGCGCCGGTACGCCACCGCAGGCATCCCCGCCGCCCAGTTCGCCACCACCACGGAGCAGCCCCGATGAGCACCCCGACTTACACCGCGCCCATCACCGCGCCACCCGCCGGCCGCCGCGCCGCCGTCGACCTCGCCACCGTGCGCGAGCAGTGGGGCGACCTGCTCGCCGCCATCGAGCAGCCACCGGCCGCCGAGTGGCCGCCGCGCGAGTGCGCCGGTTTCCTCGACCAGCTCGCCGCCACACAGGCCGCCGACGACGAGATGCCCGCCGATGCCGTGATCGGTCGCATGCCGCTCATCCTGCGCGAGCACCCCGCCCCGCTCAACCTCACCGCCCTCGACGCCGCGTGCGCCGTCGAGCGGGACCTGTTCGACCTCGCCGACGCCGTGGCCGAGCAGGTACAGCGCCCGGTGCGCTCCGTGCCCGTCCCGACCGTGTCTGTCCACACCGTGTGGATAGGCGACCCGACCGAGCGCACCGACCCGGGCCGATGGGTGATCCCCACCGTGCGCGACGTCGGGCCCGCCTCGGCCGCCTCGGCCGGATCCCGCGCGTACGGGCTGCACTGGGCCGCCGTATGGCTGGAAGGACGCGCCCTCGACGAGATGCACGGCGACATGTTCCGGCCCCTGCCCGCCCTGCTCGCCGAGCACGTCGCCGGCGTGGCGGCCCGCGCGCGCCGGACCATCGAGCGGACCCTGAACCGCGACAGCAGGTCGACGACGCTCAACTACCCGTGCCCGTGGTGCCGCGGTCCGCTCACCGGCGTCACGCAAGCCGGCAACGTACCGGTCGTGTTCTGCGTCCGTGGCGAGCAGTGCCCGGCCCCGGCCGTCCTCGACCACCGCCGGCGCGTGTGGCAGGGCGCCGAATTGGTCGGACTGTGGACGGCCCTCGGCCGCTGTGGGATTGAGCAGGCTTAGAACCACGGCGCGGGCGAGGTGGGGGGACGCCTCACCCGCGCCGGAGCGGTTAGCTGCGGTGGAAGAACACTTCCGCGATCACCGCCCACAGAGCGCGAACACTCAGGGCAATGACAACCCGCTTGGCGATTTCCGCCCTCAGCTCCGCTCGCTTGGTCGACGACTTGTCGGCCATGTCGCACCTCGTTTCCTTTTTCAGGGCGCCGCCGAACAGCTCGTCTAGCTGGACGTACGACGTTCCCCCGGGCGACCCCTCCTGGAGACTGCCCCCGGGGGTACCCCCCTTCGTGCCGAGGTGTGACAACTCCCAATGTAGCGGGCCCAGTTGATCATTTCGCCTATTCCGAGACATTGGCGATTGAACTAAGTCCTGAACTCGGTTGTGTACTTAGTTCCGAACTGAGTACAGTGAAGTTCCCGCCGGACGTCACCCGGCACACCACCGACAGCCAAGGGAGCAACCCCCTATGCGCGTCACCATCCCCGGCGCCCTCGCCGACCACCTCGCCCGCACCGACCTCACCACCGGCCCGGCCGCCGCCGACCCGGCCTCGCCCGACGCCCGCGCCACCCTCGACGCCGGCACCCGCGGACGTGGCCGCACACTCGTCATCACCCCGCACTCGACCGCCGTACTCCAGTTCATCAGCGCGTTCGCCGAGGCCATCCTCACGAACCGCCACCTCCACACCACGGCCGAGGCCCGCGCTGCCCGCACGTGGCTCGACCGCGCCGGGCACGCCACCACCACGCTCGCCGCCGACCTCGCCGCCGCCGAGGACGGTGCCCGTTACGCCGCCACCCTGGTAAGGGAGGCCGACGCCACCGCGGGCACGTGGCGAGGCGAGTGGATCGGCGAAAGCACCACGGCCGCCGCGCCCGCCCTGTTCCCCCTCGTCCGCGAACAGGGCGCCCTGTTCGCATAACCACCACGGCCCGCCTCAGACCGAGGGCGGGCCCCCTACCCAACCCAGGAGAGCCAAGATGGGTAACGAGCAGCCACCCAGCCCCGCCGAGCCGACCCTCGCCGAGTTCCGCGAGTTCCTGATCAACGCCGCCCGAGAGAATCCCGAGCCCGGATTCTGGCGAAGCGCTCTCCACGACAACATCACGCGACTCGTCGTCGGCGTGATGGACACCTACGCCGACCAACGCCGCGCCGGGACCATCGCCGCCGGCGGCGACCCCGACAACGGCCGCGACCCGCTCGAATTCGTGCGCACGCTCGCCGAGGAATACGAGCAGCACCGCGACGACGCGACCGCCAGCGCCCTCTACCTCGACCAGGCCGCCCGACAGTTTCAGCCTGAAGACGTACGCGTGCTGCGCATCGCCGCCGAGGCCGTCAAGAAGGCCACACCCCTGATCATCCGCATTGCCGCGGATGAGGACGACATGACGCCCGCACAGATTGCCGCAGACCTCGGCATGACCGAGTCGTACGTCTACCGGATCTTGCGCGAGCACCGCGCCAACTTCGACCCCCAGTAACCCCGCACACAGGTGCGGCCCGCACACGGTGACGTCACCACCGGGCGGGCCGACTAACCGATGGGAGCAACCTTCCCCATGGCCACCGCAGAGACTACCGGCGCCCCCGACCTCGCCGAACGCCGCGCCACCGTGCACCAGCTCGCCGCCGACGGCCTGTCCAATCGCGCCATAGGGCGCCGCCTCGGCATCCATCACCGCACCGTTGCGCGCGACCTCGAAGCGCCAGTCGCGCCAACCGAAGCGCCACAGCCCGCGCCACCAGCCCCCACCAGCGGCGCACCCGTTGCGCCATCGCTGCTGTACGACCTCGAACCGGCGCTCACCCAAGATCTGAACATGTTGCACGACGCACGCACCGGCGCAATGATCGAGCCCGTGCGGCGATACATCCACGCCGCCGCCAACGCCCGCCGCGCCGACCTGCTCAGGGTGGCGCAGCGCATCGACACCGAGGGCGAGTAGACGCGAAAACGCCCCACCCTGGGAAAAGGGTGGGGCGCTCCACGCAGCGACCGGTCGAGAGGCCGGCCGCGCGCGTTACCGCTTACGCCACTCGTTCTGGACGCGGCGAATCGCACGGATAGCGTCGATCACCTTGTCGGCGAGCGGCGGAACCTGCTCAGCGATGCGTCCCAGCGTGACGAACACGGCACTAACGATCAGGAGGGCGGCAGCCCCCCAGCCGAGGTTATTCACTTTGTTACTGCTTCCACGTGGTGCCCCGATGTTCCCGAGGCACGGTGTTGGAGTCGAGCGTTACAGCCTCACGACACCTACGCCGAGTGGGACTTGCTTCGTTATCGATCCGTGATCTAAAGTTGGGCCCGTCCTAGGCGTGCCCGGAATCGGACGCCTTTCCCGAACGCCCCGCCGCTCCCCCCGCGGCGGGGCGTTCGCGTGTCCCCCGCAACCATCCCCACCCTTCACACGTCCCTCTTACGTAACGCTTACCAACCCGTGGGGGGACAACCCGTGAAGCACCGCGCCACCGCCTTAACCCTCGCCACCGTCGCCGCCCTCGCAGCGCTCACCGCGTGCAGCAGCAGCGACGACGACACCTCGGCGAAGAAGTCGACGCCGTCAACCGCGCCCGAATCCGTGAGCGCCAGCGACGCCGCCGCCGCTCTGCACAACGCCGGCATTCCGGCGAAGCCGACCGGGCAGGCGCGCGCCGACCTGCTCGCCGCACTGCGCAAGGTCAGTCCCGCCCTGGTCGCGGACGAAGACAAGGCCGTCGACAACAGCCGTAACCAGTGCTCTGCCATCAACGGCAAGGCCAGCAAGCTCGATTGGTCCGCGCAACAGCGTTTCGGCACCAGCTCGCACGAGGTGAGCGACGCCGAGGCCAAGCAGATCAACGCCGCGCTGACGACGTTCTGTAAGACCGCCTGAACCAAGCCTCGACGGCCCGGCACACCCCCATGTGTCGGGCCGTTGGCATGCCCGCGGGAGGTGGCCGCCCGTGGGACGCCCCATCGACGACAACGACCGCCGCCGCGTGCGCGAGCTGCACGCCGCAGGCAAGTCCCGCAACGACATCGCCCGCGAGATCCGGCGCAGCCCGTCGACGGTTTCGAAGATTGCCGCCGCGTTCGAGGCGCCCCTCACATTCGACCGCGCCGCCGAGGCCGTACGGCACGGCGTCGAGCTGAACGCTTAGGAGCGCCCTCACGGGCCCACACGCGGACCTGGCGGAGCGCCAACAGGTGGACAGTGTCAGCGCAGAGGAAGTGAGTAGACCTGGCGTGCAACAGATCGGGCACTCTCTACGTAGTCACGAGCAGCAACAGGTGTGACCGTCACGTCGCCGTGCATTGCTCGATTGCGCAGTTGCCGTAGATCGTGAAACACCGAGACGCCTCGCGGCGAAAGCCCCAACCGATCCAGCGCTTCAATGATCTGGTTCGGAAGTAACAAACGGCTAGCCCCACGGGGCTCTGGCAGAGCATCGCGCTTCGCAAGCTCAGCTTTAGACAGCGACTCCAGCAAGAGCCAGGCAGTGACCAGGGCTCCGATCGGTGAAACATCTGCCATATTCCACGCCTCTTGGAACACCCCGAACTGCGACGTCCGGTCCTCCGCCGTATCGCCCTCTGTTGGCGCCTCATCCTTCGTGTCAGCCGCCAACTCTTCAGCCTCAGAACGGATCTCACGCGCATCTGTCGCGAACTCGATGGAACCAGCGGGCGTTTCGAGTCGCGTCATGCGCCCCAGGGGGATGTGGTTACGGAGCGTCCACGCCAGAACGACCGTCACCAGCGGCCAGATCAAGGCTTGCGCGTACTTCAAGACGAGTTCAGCGACTTCCACCACGCCATGGTGGCGTGTTAGGAGCTGTGCTGATCAGCCCACCGACGTTCTGTGACGGAGGTGAGACATGGCCCGCCCCATCACCGACGACGACCGCCGCCGCGTCCGCGAGCTGCACGCGCAGGACAAGAGCCGCAACGAGATCGCCCGCGAGATCAGCCGCTCGCCCTCGACCGTGTCGAAGATCGCCGCCGCGTTCGACCCGCCCTTGTCGTTCGACCGCGCCCCCCAGGTCGAGGCCGCGACCCGCGTCCGTACCGCCGACCTCGCCGCACGCCGCGCCAACCTCGCGACCGCCCTACAGGACGACGCCGAACGGCTACGCGCGCAGCTCTGGCAACCGACCGTCTACGGCGAGTTCGCCGGCAAGGACGGGAAGTGGCAACAGATCCACCTCGACCAACCCCGGTTCGCCGACCAGCGCCAGATCATCGGCGCCACCGCGACCGCCATTCAGCAGTCCCTACGCCTCGCCCCTGTCGAGGGCGGCGAGGGATCCGAGCAGGTGCGTTCGATGTTGGGCGCCCTCGGCGACGCACTGACGCAGGCCGCCGGCGACCCCGACCCCGGGGAGGCCGCGGGCGGGGGGTGAGCCGTGTTGCTCGACCTCGACCGTCTGCCCCTGTCCCGCAAGCAACTCACGTCCATCGGACAGGCCACGGCCCGTATCAACCTCTGGCATGGGTCGGTCCGGTCCGGCAAGACGATCGCCTCGCTACTGGCGTTCGTGATCGCCGTCGCCACGGCCGGCCCGTCCGGACTGATCATCATCTGTGGGCGCAGCCTCCAGACGATCGAACGCAACGTCCTCGAACCCCTCCAAGACCGCGCCCTGTTCGGGCCCCTCGCCCGGCACATCCTGCACACACGGGGCGCCACCACGGCCGTCATCCTCGGCCGCACCGTCCACCTCATCGGCGCCGCCGACGCGCGCGCCGAGGGCCGCCTACGTGGCCTCACCGCGCAACTCGCCTACGTGGACGAGGCGACCCTGTTGCCCGAAGGGTTCTGGACTCAGCTACTCGCCCGCCTGTCCGTGCCCGGCGCCCGCCTGTTCGCCACGACGAACCCCGACTCGCCGCGGCACTGGCTCAAGACCGGATACATCGACCGCGCCGGCGAACTGAACTTGCGCGCGTGGCACTTCCGCCTCGCCGACAACCCGTCGTTGTCCGCCGAGTACGTCGCCGACCTCACCGCCGAGTACGTCGGACTGTGGCGCCGGCGGATGATCGATGGCGCATGGGTGGTCGCCGAGGGCGCCGTCTACGACATGTGGGACGAGGCCCGGCACGTGGTCGCCGACCTACCGGCGATGCGCCGCTACTGGTGCGGCATCGACTACGGCACCACCAACCCGTTCGCCGCCGTCCTGTTGGGCGAGGGAGTCGACGGCCGCCTGTACGTCACGAACGAGTGGCGGCACGACTCCCGCGCCAAGCACCGCAGCATGACCGATGCGCAGTACAGCGCCGCCGTCCGGTCATGGCTCGCCAACCTCACCATCAGCCCCGAGTGGACGTTCGTCGACCCGAGCGCCGCCTCATTCTCTTTGCAGTTGTGGCAGGACGGGCACGCCGGCGTCGCCCGCGCCCGGAACGAAGTGGTGGAAGGCATTCGCAGCGTGGCCGCCCTGCTCGCCGCGGGCCGGCTACTGGTGCACGAGTCCTGTACGGGCCTGCTCGACGAGTTGCCCGGTTACTCATGGGACCCCAAGGCCACCGAGCGCGGCGACGACGCCCCGATCAAGTCGGACGACCACAGCGCCGACGCACTGCGCTACGCCGTGCACTCCACCGCCCACGAGTGGCGCCACCTGCTCACCCTCGCCGCCTAGGAGGTCACCGATGCCGCTCCCCGCGGACAACACCCCTTGGCCGCCGCCTCAGTGGGCCCGCCACTACCGCGAAATGGCCGTAGACGATGCGTGGTACTCCGGCGACCGGCACCGTCTGTCCAACCTCTACCGCCACCACGCCACCCGCGAGCGAAAGTGGCGCCTGTGGGGACGCCGCCGCAACGACGACACCCGGCCGGACCACCGCCTACACGTCCCCCTCGCCGGCGACATCGCCGCCACCTCGGCCGATCTCCTGTTCGCCGACATGCCGAAGATAACGGCCGCCGACGCACCGACTCAGGAACGCCTCGACGACCTCACCGACCGCGGCCGGCTGCAATCCCTCTGCCTCGGCGCCGCCGAGCAGGCCGCCGCCCTGTCCGGCGTCTACCTGCGGACCACGTGGGACCGCGAGGTTGCCGACTACCCGATGATCACCAGCATGCAGCCCGACCAGGCCGTACCCGAGTTCAGGTTCGGGATGCTCCGGTCGGTCTGGTTCTGGCGGGAGTTGCCCGGCCCCGGCGGCGACCGCGAGGTGTGGCGGCACATCGAGGCGCACGAACCCGGCTACGTCCGGCACGCCCTGTACCAGGGCACCCGCGACAACCTCGGCCGCACCATGTCACTCGCCGACCACCCCGACACCCGCGCCCTGGTCGACAGCCTCGACAGCGAGGGCGACGGGCAGACCATCAGCACCGGCATACCGCAGCTCACCGCGAGCTACGTGCCGAACATGCTGCCCAACCGGCTGCACCGAACCGCCCCGATCGGGCGCAGCGACTACGCCGCCCCGATTCACGACCTGCTCGACAGCCTCGACACGACATGGACGTCATGGATGCGAGACATCCGTCTCGCCCGTGCGCGGCTCATCGTGCCGGACGGCTACCTACGCGACAACGGACCCGGCAACGGGGCGACGTTCGACGAGGAAGCCGAGGTATGGGCCGGCCTCAAGATCCCGCCGACCGAGGGCGGAAACGGCATCACGCTCGCCCAATTCGGAATCCGCGTCGACGAACACCGCTCCACCGCCGAGAGTCTGGTGAAGCAGGCAGCGCAGGCCGCCGGCTACTCGCCCAGTTCGTTCGGCCTCGACGCCGACGGCCAGCCAGCGACCGCCACCGAGGTTGACGCCCGCACCCAGCGCAGCATGATCACGCGCACGAAGAAGGCTGGCCACTGGCGGCACGCGCTCGCCGAGCAACTGCACGTACAGCTCTTGCTCGACCGCGTGATGTTCGGCAGCAGGGTCACGCCGCAGCGCCCAACCGTCGAGTTCGGTTCGGGCGTGTCCGAATCAATGCAGTCGGTCGGGACAACCCTCGACCTACTCGCCCGCGCTGGCGCAGTGAGTACTGCAACAAAGGTCAAAATTCTGCATCCGGAATGGGACGACACCTCAGTCAAGGTCGAGGTTGCGCTCATCCTCGCCGAGACCGGCACTGCGGCTCCGGACCCGGTTGGAAATTTCCCTCTTGGATCATGAAGAAAACCCACGCGAACGGCTCTCGCGTGGGCCCCGGCTACCTAGCGCAATGTGTGCGTTGGAAGCTCTGGTACCGCTCCAATCCGCTCGCAAACGGTTGTTGCTACATGGATGGAGTGGTACTGGGTCGCGCATCCTCGGTCAACAGCAAAAAAGCCGGCGACCAGCGCGTATAGCAGCGAAACAACCATCGCTGCTACCTGTAGTCGCTTAACCCATGATCGGCACTGTTCGGGGCCGATCGGTGGAGCAGGGCCAGCGGGAATGACAGGTACTTCGGGGCGCTGCGGCTGAGGCTCGATCAGTGCTTCATACCGCAGAGGCCGCGCGTTACGCGCGGCGGTCCGCCTTCGTCGTTTCTTGGCCATGACGCCAGTTCCTCTCAATTCCAGCGGGGCGGATACCACGCTCTTACAAGCGTGACGTGTCTCTCTCCCTCTGGCAAGGGATGGACATCGAACCGGAGGTGTGCATGCCTATCCATCCTGGCATGGTCGAGGATCTGGCCGCGCGCACCGCAGATCTTTACGCGCAGGCCGAGGAACGGCTACTCGGCATCGTCGCCCGTCAACTCGCCGCCGGCCTCGACGCGCCTGGTTGGGCCGAGCGCAAGCTGTCTGCCGTGCAGGCCCTACGCACCGCCTCACAGGCCGTTGTCGATGAGGTGGGCAAGGCCGTCACGCTCGACGTGTTCGACGCCGTGGCCGAGGCGTACAACGTCGGACACCGGTCCGCCGTCGCCGAGTTGGGCGCCCTGTCCGACGACGCGCGCCGGCTGGTCGACGACATCACCCCGAACGCGCAGGCCGTTGACCGCCTCGCCGAGCAGACCGTCACCCTGCTCACCGACCGGCATGCGTCGATTCTGCGGACCGTCGAGGACGGCTACCGCGCCGTTGTCGCCGAGGTGACCGCAACGCCCCTGCTCGGTACCGGTACCCGTCGGCATGCCACGCAGGACGCCATGCGCGCATGGGCCGACCGCGGGATCACGTCGTTCACGGACCGCGCCGGACGCCGATGGCAGCTCACGAGCTACGCCGAGATGGCCGTACGGACGTCCGTCGGGCGGGCCGCGACCGAGGCGCACGCGCGCACCCTCACCGACGCCGGAATCGATCTGGTCATCGTGAGCGACGCCCCGCGCGAGTGCCCGCTCTGCCGCCGGTGGGAAGGCAAGATCCTTTCTCTGTCCGGGCCCGCGGGCGCGCGCACGGTCGAGGTTGAGCACGCCATCGAGGACGGCCGCATGGTCAGTGTGGACGTCGCCGGATCCCTCGACGAGGCCCGACAGGCAGGGTTGCAGCACCCCAACTGCCGCCACTCGACGTCCGCCTACACCCCCGGCATCACCCGCGTCGAGGAGCCGAGCAGCGACCCCGCCGGCTACGAGGCCGGACAGCGACAGCGCGCGATCGAGCGGAACATACGCCGGTACAAGAACCGCGCCGCCGCCGCGGTCGACCCCGAGGCGCAGCGCCAGGCGAACGCCAAGGTTCGTCAGTGGCAGGGCACCATGCGCGCCCACCTCGACGCCCACCCCGACCTACGCCGGCTCAGGCACCGCGAGCAGCCCGGAGCCTCGAACCTCCCCGAGCCGCACACGCCGGCATCGCCCGAGCAGGTCGACGCCGCCCGCGTGTGGTCCGGCGACGAACGCAGCGTGCGCGCCATGGACGATGACCAGCTCGCCGCCGCCGAGCGGTCCGGTCTGCTCGACCAGCGCGCCCGCGACCGCATCGCCGCCGAGGCCGACCGCCGCGACCTCGCCGACCTGCTCGACCGCGCCGCCCCCGGCGGACGCCTCACCGACGACCTCGCCACGTTGTCGGACGACGAGTTGGCCCGCGTTCTCGGCCACGTCGACACGTCCGACGCCCTGCGCATCGCCGGCGAGATGGACCGCCGCGACCTCGCCGCCCGCCTGCCCGACGTCCGCACCGACCTTGTGCGCCTGTCGGACGACCAGTTGGCCGCGCGCGTGCGCGAGGCCATCGCGCACAGCACCGACGACGTGACCAGCCTCGCCGCCGAGGCGCACCGCCGCGACCTGCTCGCCGCGTACTTCCCGAACGGGACGCTTGCCGGGGACCTGTCGCAGGTGGGGGACGACGCGTTGGCGTGGTGCATGCAATACGCCAACGACGAGGAACTACTCAGGATCGCCGCGGAGATGGACAGCCGCGAGGCCGTGCCCCTGCCCGCGCCGGCCGCGACCGGCGACACCATGGCCGACCTGCTCGCCGACCGCAACGCCCTCGCCGACGCCATGGGCGAGGCCCCCGACCCCGAGGGGTGGGGCGCCCTCGCCGATGACGCCGCGTGGGCCGACGAGTTGGCCGCCAACATCGCCGCGGACGCCGCCCGAGGCGTGACCGCGGAGACCGCCCGGAAGCTCACCCGCGCCGAGGCCCGCGCCCTGTACGACGAGTACTGCTACCGGCAGATGCTCGCCGCCGAGGACGCGACGAACGGCTACCTTCTCAACAAGAAGGCCCAGGCCGCCGGGCATAGCCCGATGACCCTGTTCAGCGGTCCCGCCCGCATCGCGTACGCGCGCGCGTCGGACGAGTTGAAAGAGTGGTGGGCGACGCACGGCCGCCTCACTCAAGCGGAGTTCATCGAGCAGGCGACCGGCCAGAAACAGCGTTGGGCATCCGCTGCCCGCAAGAACGAGAGCGACCACCAGAACAAGAGGTGAGCAGTGGGGACCCGCGAGGACATCGTGCGCGCCGTTCTGGCCGGCGCCGAGGCCGGACGCAACGGCGACGAGCCGACCACGTGCCCGTACCCCGCAACGTCCCTGCTCCGTACGGCATGGATCAAGGGCTATGCCCGCTCCCGCCCGGTCGCCGACCGGGGCGAGGACTCCGACCTGTAGCACTCAGCCGACCGGACCATCACCCGTGGAACAAAGCGAACCGCAGGGGACTAGAAAACACACGCACGATCTCACGGTCCAGCTGGTGTCAACGGGGTACAACCTGCCCATCCAGCGCGGCATTTGGGGGCACGGTTGTTTGAATTTGGTGGAAGAATCTGGTTCTTTGCCACTGTTGTATTTGCCGGCGTGATGGCTCCGCTAATTTACGGCCTCACCCTGGGGAACAACGAAGCCTCCAAGAGCTCTACGTCCGCTTCCAGCACCACCACCACGAGTTCGTCGGAACCGCCTTTGGCGCTCTGGATTACGTTGTGTGTCTGCTTCGCGATAGCCACCATCGTTCTTGCTTGGTACCTCTGGGAGCGCACCCGTCGAGAGATTACCGCTCGCAAGGCAGCAGAGGACGAGGCAGAGCACGCGCGCAAAGTGGGAGAGAAGCAACTCGCCGAGTTGAAGACCGTCACAGCGTTGGCCACTCTGCTTGACCTGAACCAGCACCAGATCGACGAGTACCACCGCATCGCCACGGGTCAGGCGGACCGGTCTTTCCGGTCCTCACAGCGTGCAATGGCACTTGGCCTTGCTGTACTCGTCGCCTGCTTCATCGCTGGCATGCGCGTGCCCTCAGAGGAGGCCAAAGTGTTTTTTGGCGCCCTTGCAGCTGTGGGTGCGGCCTTCTCTGGTTTCCTCAATCGCACATATATCCACATGTACGGTCGCACGCTTGGCCAGCTCAATCGGTACTTCGATCAACCTGTCCTCACGGGGTACTACTTGACCGCCGAAAGGCTGGCGCAAGATCTCCCAGACAGCCCCGAAGGCGAGATGCGCAAGAGGATCATCGAGCAGGTGCTCGAAGCCAGCGCTCGCCTGAACGTACAGCCTCAGACAGACACGGTGCCCCCGGCGCCCCGACGGCTTCGAAGGGCTGCCAAGGCTTCGGGCGTACCCACGCCGTCTGCGCCCGCCGAGTAGCAAGCAGAACGACACTGCCTCTATAGGAAGCCCCGCCCACCTCGCGCAGAGAGAGCGGGGCGATCCTCCGCCCGCGCCAGGGGCCCGCCGATGCGGGCCCTTTTTGCATGCCCGCGACCCCCAGGAAGGGACCCCCCGATGCCCGAGTCGACCCCCTCGAACACCCCTGCTGCCCCCGCGGCCCCGCAGGCGCCCGCCGCACCGGCCGCGCCGCCGGCGGCACCCGCCGTGCCCGCCGTCCCGGCCGCGCCACAGGCCCCCGCCGCCCTGGCGCCGGCCGCGCCGAACGCCCCTGAGACGCAGGACATCGCGAGCCTGCCCCAGTGGGCCCAAGACATGATCAAGGGCGCCCAGCAGCCCGCCCAGGCCCCGCAGGCACCCGCCGCATCCGCCCCGCAGGCCCCGGCCGTCGAGGGCAACGTGAACACCCTGCCGAGGTGGGCGCAACAGGCCATGACCGGCGGACAGGACGCCGCCCGGCAGCTCGCCGCGCAGTCCGCCGTGATCGCCGCGGCGCCGGCCGCGGGCGCCGACATATCCCGCCTGCTCGACTCCCGCGCATTCATGGACGCCATGGGCCAGGTGAACGCCGCCGACCCAGCCGCCGTCACCGCCGCCATCACGACCGCCGTGCAGGCGAACCCGCACCTTGCCCTCACAGTCGGCCCGGCCCGCGGCGGCGCCGCGTTCGATGCCAACCCGGCCGGCGACACCAGGCCGACCACGCTCGACCAGGCCATCGCGGCGCGTCTCGCCGCCGGCTGATCACCCCTCCCCGTAGCCCGACCGGGCCCGTAGACAGGAGCATTACCCATGCCCGCCGTTTCTCTGGCCGAGGCCAAGAACAACGCAACCGATGACCTCGACGTGCAGGTCATCGACGAGTTCCGCAAGTCGTCCGCGGTCCTCGATTCCCTCCAGTTCGACCAGGCCGTCAACCCGGCCGGCGGGGGCGCGACCCTCACCTACGGGTACCGGCGCCTCATCACCCAGCCCACCGCGAGCTTCCGCGCGCTCAACAGCGAGTACACCGACAGCAACGTCACCACCCAGAAGTACAGCGTCGACCTCGCCGTCCTCGGTGGCTCGTTCTCGGTCGACCGCGTGATCGCACAGATCGGCCCGGCCGCGTCGGGGTCCGTCGCGCTGAACATGGCGCAGAAGATCAAGGCGACCTCAACGCAGTTCCAGGACGCCGTAGTCAACGGTGACGTCGCGGTCGACGCGAACGGTTTCGACGGCCTCGACAAGGCGCTCACCGGCACCGACACCGAGTACCGCGCCGCGCAGGTCACCGACTGGTCGAACTTCGACACGAACCCGGCCACAGTGCACCAGGCACTCGACGCCCTCGACGAGTTCCTGTCCCTGCTCGACGGCGCCCCGTCCATCGTTCTCGGCAACGCCAAGGCGCTTGCCCGCGTGCGCGCCGCCGCCCGCCGCGCCGGCATGTACACCCGCAACCCCGTCGACGGCCTGCTCAGCGCCGACGGCCGACCGATCGAGCGCGAGCAGTACGGCAACATCGTGTTCGCCGACCCGGGCGCCAAGGCCGGCACCAACAACCCGATCATCCCCGTGGAGAACCGGACCGTGGGCGGCACCGCCGCGACCAACCTCACGGACCTCTACGCCTACCGCGCCGGCCTCGACGGATTCCACGCCGTGGCCACCGCCGGCGGACAGATCGTGTCCAGCTACCTGCCCGACTTCACCACCCCGGGCGCCGTCAAGCGCGGCGAGGTCGAAATGGGCCCGGTCGCCGTCGCGCTCAAGGCGACCAAGGCCGCCGCTGTGTTCCGCAACATCAAGGTGGCCTGACCATGGCAACCATCACCGCGCCCGTTCAGGACTACAGCGGACCCGGCGTCGGTGGCCTCATCTTCGAGGACAGCCGCGCCGAGACCAGCAACCCCGCCGTCATCGCCTACGCCAGACGCCACGGATACACCGTCGAGGGCGACGAGGACGGGCCGCAGGACACCAAGCCTCCCGCCCGTTCCGCGTCCAAGGCCGAATGGCTCGCCTACGCCCTCACCCAGGGCACCGACGAGGCCACCGCCGAGCAGCTCACAAAGGAGCAGCTCACCGAGCAGTACGGGGGGTGAGCGATGGCCCGCGTCTACGCCACCCCCGAGCAACTGGCGGCATGGACCGGGCAACCGGCCCCCACGGACGCCGGCCGTCTCCTCGCCCGCGCGTCCGAGGACATCGACGACGCCCTACTCACCTCCGTCTACCGCACCGACACCGCCGGCATGCCAACCCACCCGAAGATCGTGCAGGCTCTCGCCGACGCAACCTGTGCACAGGTCGAATACCAGTTGGCGACCGGCGATGACGGGACCGGCGCGGCCGGCCGTTGGGGCAGCGTCTCCATCGGCCCGGTATCGCTGTCCGACCGCCGCGACAGCACGCCGACCGCGAACGAGGTCGACCTCGCCCCGCGCGCGTTCCGCGCCCTGAAACGGGCCGGATTGCTGCCGGGGGTGATCCGGTGAACGTGCCCCGTTGGCTACTCCGCCACCGGATCACCATCGAGCCGTACCTCGGCACCAGCGCGTACGGACCGAAGTACGGCCCACCCTCCAGGGACGTGCCCGCCCTGGTCGCCGAGGCGATCAAGCGCGTACGCGACGCGACCGGCGCCGAAGTCGTCTCGACCGCGCAGATCTACGCCGGCCCCGACCTCAACTGCCCCACCGGATCACGCGTCACCCTGCCCACCGGCCGCACCACCACCGCAATCAACGTCGCCCACCACACCGCGCCCGGTCTGCCCGTGCCGCAGTCGACAGAGGTGATGTGCGAGTGACCCAGCGCGCCCGGATCAGATGGAACGGGAACGCCGCCCTCGCGGCGATGCGTCAAGGCGCCGTGCGGGGCGTGCAGTTGGGCGCCGAGCACCTGTTGAAGGTCTCCCGCGGACGGGTGCCGATCGAGGAGGGCACGTTGGAACGCTCCGGCGTCGTCTCCGTCGACGAGCAGTCAGTCACGGCCGCCGTCTCCTACGACACCCCGTATGCCGTGCGCCAGCACGAAGAACTCAACTACCGCCACGACAACGGCCGTACAGCGAAGTACCTGGAAGGGCCGTTGCACGAGGAGGACGGCACGATTACGGAGATCATCGCCGCTCAGGTCCGGCGGTCGCTGCGGTGAGCTTCCTTGTCGAGATCGTCGACGGCCTCGCCCGCCTGCTCGACGCCGCCGAGGTGGCCACCTACCGGCCCGACGGTGTGTACGAGACGGCCGAGACCGCGATCACGGACACCGTCATGCCGGACAGCCCCGACCGCGCCGTCGTGCTCACCGCCTACGACACGGCCAACGCGCAGAACCTCACCGACACCACCGTGTTCGTTCAGGCCCGTACCCGCGCCGGCCCCGATCCGCGTGAGGTGGCCGCCCTCGACGACGCCCTGTTCGAGGTGCTGCACAACGCCGGCCCGTTCCTGTTCGGCACCGCCCGCGTCGTGCTGATCACCCGCCAGTCCGCCGCCCCGCTCGGCGCCGACACCCTCGGCCGCTTCGAGCGAACCAGCAACTACACCGTGCGCGCCCACCGGCCGCACCCCCGACTTGAGTAGGAGGACCGTCCCTTGTCCACCCCCGTACAGCCGGCCGAGACCGAGACCGCACTCGCGCGCCGCTACCGCCTCGAACTCGACACGAGTTCGACGAGCACCCCGTCGTGGGTGATCGTGCCCGGCATCCAGGAGTTCGACCCGGCGGTCGACCCGACGCAGCAGGATTCCACCACCTACGAAGACGGCGGTTGGGCCGACAGCACCGTCACGCAACTCGCGTGGACCGTCGAGCTGACGATGCTGCACCGCTACCACCCGACCACGAAGGCGTTCAACGCGGCACAGGAAAAGCTCAGGCTCGCGGCCGAGAGCTTCGGCAGCGGCGCCACCGTCCACGTGCGGTGGTACGACCGCGAAGGCCGCGCCGACGCGTACGAGGGCCGCGCCTTGGTCACGTGGGACCCGGACGGCGGAGCAACCGACGACCTCGACTCGGTCGGGGTCACGCTCACCGGCAAGGGCGCGAAGACCGCGATCACCAACCCGCTCGCGGGGAGTGGTTCGTAATGGCCTTTCAGGAACTCGGCAACCTGCTCGACGACTCCCTCGCACTGCCCATCAAGGGCAAGACGTACCGGGTTCCGGCGCCGTCCGCGGCGACCGGTCTCCGGGTGCAGGCCATCATGCAGGCCGCCGCGACGGCCGCCGACGGCGGACAGGCCGACCGCGAAGTCCTCGCGGATGCGGCCGAGCGCGACATGTACGCCGACGTCCTCGGCACCGCGCACGCCGAGATGGTCGCCGACGGCGTCGAGTGGCCGATGCTCAAGCACGCCGCCGTGACCGCCATGGTGTGGATCATCCAGAGCAAGGACCGCGCAGAGGCGTACTGGAACACCGGCGGCGACCCTTCTCAACTGGCCCCGAACCGGGAACAGCGCCGCCAGGCCCCATCGGGCACGGCGAGTTCGACCCGGTCTCGGGGCTCTTCGAGTGGTACGAGGCCCCGCCCGGCCAACCGGCGCGGAGGAAAGGGCAGCAGCGGCGCGCGCCACAGGTGACGTGGGCCCAACTCCTCGACGAGTGGCCGCTCGTCGAGGCCGACCTACACGAGTTCTACGGCGTCGACGTCGGCGCGCCCGGCCTGCTCGACGAGCGGTCGTGGCGATGGCTGCGCGTGCGCATCTTCGGCCTGCTCTCCGCCGACTCCCGCATTCAACGCCTGTTCAACCCCCCACCGGAGCCGAAGAAGCCCCGGCGTAACTGAATACCGCGCCCCGCGTGCGCGGCCCCCTTGAGAGGAGGCCCGCGCATGGCACTCACTGTCGGCGAACTCGCCGCGACGATCACCGTCGACGACAGCGAGGCCGAGCAGGGCCTCGACAGCTTCCAAAACCGCCTACGGGCCGCCCTCGCCCGCATCACCCAACGCGCCCGCGCCGGCGGCGAGGACGCCGGCAGCGCCC